CAAAGAAGCTCTGCATGATCTCCTGAACGGCATCTAATCATGAATCTGAAGTATGTTGTTGCGGGTGCATTTGTGTTCTCCGCTATCATCGGTTGGAACTTGTTTTTGATTCAACGTGATGCGGAGTTGTTCCGCGCCATTAAACACCGAAACGCGCAAATTGAACAGCTTCGCACTCATTAAATCAGCTTATCAGACTGATAAGCGACGCTAATCTCAAAACCGTTGACAGGGGCGCGGATCCCCTGTATATTAAAAGAGTCAAAGGGATTCAAACCATGCGCAAGATCGAACGCCTGATGAACAACGCTATCACCAAGGGCGTTGATTTCAAGCTTGATAACACTCAAGTGGTTTCTTACACCAACTCTGCAGATGTGTTCCTGTTCGGCAATCTGATCGCTCGGATTGGTGAAACCTGGATCGAACTGTTCGATGGTGGTTATCAGACTGCAACCACAAAGTCTCGCCTGAATGCTATCCTGGCTGAGCACGGTTGCCCTGGTGAGTATGTTTTCCAGAAGAACTTTGAGTGGTTCATTAACTACAATGGTGCTACGATTCCTTTCTTCTCGGGTATGCGCCTGAACTGAATAGTTAACCATTAGCCATCCACTCATCATCATGTTCAATCTGATTCGTAACATGTTCATCAACAAAGAAGAGAAACTGATCCTGAGTGAGTTGCAAGTTCTGCAAGAGTATTGTGGATTTGATATCAGGAAAGACCCTGAGATTTGTGTATTCTTCCTGCAGCAAAGTGCAAAATGGGGTATGAATATGCGTCATTATTGTGAAGAAGTAGCAGGCGCTGAGATCAACGCACTGCGTTAAGTTAACCAGGAATGAGATGCGCCTAGTAAAAGACACTCAATCATTTCTCCATTACATTGAACCCAAATGTCTTACGATCTGGCTATTTCCCTGCTGCGTGATTCGAATGTCAAGACTGGCAATCAACTGCTGGCAGTTCTTGATACTTTCGTAGAAGATGAGAACGAAGATATCCTGGATGATTTTAACTATGTCGGTGCCCGCTGCCACTATTAAATAGAATACCACAATTGAATTGAATATGACTCAATTATCTGATCAACTACCTGAAGCAAAACGTGATACATTTGGTCTATTCATGACCCCCGTAACAAGGTATGAATTAGATCAACATTCACAACACAAAGGTGATATCCTTCACTGGATTCGCACTCAACAAATCTATCCTAACCAACGCTCCTCCTGGTGTCAAAATGTAGATCAAATCTCTGATCAACTTAATATCCTAGATCAATTCCCTCAACTCAAACAAGATCTCCTAAACGCTGTTCAATTCCATAACCAACAAACATTTAATTACTCCTGCCAATTTGATATTAAAGAATCGTATCTAGAGATAGCAAACGAAAACGCATTCTATGCTCCTCATGAACATTCTAATTCAATCTATTCAGGAACCTATTTTGTTAACTTTAATCCAGACAATCACTCAGCTCTAAAGTTTAGACGTAACGTTCAATCTCCATTCTTTCCTGTTATCCAACTACAAGCTGATCCTGTTATCACTCCATTCAATATGGTCGAAGCGCAAACACCACAGAGAGAAGGTGATGTTATCATTCATCAGAGTAATCTCACTCATGGTTATGAACTAAACTACAACCCACAACGTGTCACTCTCTCCTTTAATGTTGTGCCTTTAGATACAATTTCCGCAGATTAAAAATATATTAAAAAACATATGTTTGAAATGTGTGTATTTAGATAAATATCCACGAAAACCTTTGATATATGTCTAGATGAGTCTTTTGTCTCTCTAAATGCCTCCGTATGTTGTTGTCTCGGATGTTACTCTAACGACACCGATTTGTCAAGCACACAGAGGCACACAGAGGGATCTCAGAGGGTATTGACAAAGGGGATCGAATCTTCTAAGATACATAAGTTGTTTGCAGTTCAATTTCACTAATTCAATGGGGCGCACTTACAAACGTAACGATTATTATTCAGCTCAACGGCCGAAGTCAATCAGGGAGAAGCGTAGGGCAGGCAAAGCATATCGAAACACATTCGAGGGCAATGCTGATAACTACGATGTTGACCTGAAAGATAAGACATCAAACCGCACTAAAAACTTCACTTATGACATTGACCAGGAGTTCTAAAATGCCCGAGATTTACGATCAATTCGATACAGACTGGGTGGATGAGTTTCTATCTGAAGCCGACGAGAATGACGCGCTTGAATTTGATGATTTAGCTGCAGGCGAATTTGATTCAACTGATCGTGGTGACTGGAGCTAACGAATGAAACGCACACTAACTGACAAGAACTCTCCTGCAGTAGATGTCAAGATCTGGGAGAAGAATGGTAAGTTTTATTGGGCATACGATTATGATGGTTGCCCTAAGAACGGACCGTTCAAGAGTATACACGACGCCGAGCGTGATGCTATAGCTTACTCCTATGCAATTGTCTGATGATGCCTAACAAATACAAGGTGCTGCTTGATATCTATGAAGAGGGGCAATTGCCACCTGATGAACAGATCGAGCTTGCACAGTTCCTGATTGATACAGGCATATCTGATCAACTGCATGGAACACAAATTCAAAAGCTTTGTGATTACTTTATCTGGGAGGGTTGCTGTTATGATGTGGGAGTAGTAGACTAACACTAACTCAGAGAGGGCTCAGAGAGTCATCTAGTGCCCTCTCAGTTAGTATCAAGAATGACAGTGTATTTGTGGTGTTTGTCTTAGCCCTTGGGGCGGGTATATAAAAAAGCCTAACTACCCTAAGCTATAAAGTATTGCTCTCGCTAGCTAGATATCGAAGGATTATAGATGACGTATATAGAAAGGGCTACCTCCCCTCAAAGGATATACAAAAAAATTCCCCAGGAAAAAAATGGGCTGTATAGGTTTTTCAGAGAGGAAGTGTGGTATATTCTACTATGCCTTGGAGAAACATTTAAAATCATTGGAGTGAACACATGGAAGCAAGTATACAAATGGATGGAATTATCTCAGAACGAGACGAGGAGAGGATCCTAGAGAATGCCGCCCGCAAAGCATGTGAGGAATTGGAGTTGGATTATGACACCGAAGTATCAGATAATTTGGCAGTCATTGTCTTGTATACCAAATTATCTGCATGTTTCGGAATAGCAGAAGATGCCTCACAATTAATGAGACATTGGCTACACACCTATAACAAACATTTCAGTGCAATTCCGAGTGAACTTGTAAAAGATAGATGTGAAGAAATTAACAATTACTTAACCTGGATGACAGAGTGATGATTCATATCATTCATATCGTCAGAACAATCCTAGAATCGCAGTGGGGGGTGGCTATCCTCTCCTTACTGCTTATTTTGGTGCCTATGGTGGGCATACAAATTATACATCATCAGAAAGATTAAGCTTAGATTATATCGACTATATACCCTCAGAACCTATTGTATAGTATATGTCAAAAAGATACACCCTCACAGTTGAACTTGATTCCTCAGGTGAATATTATATCACACTCCCTGACAGTGTAGTAGATGAAATGGGATTAACTGAAGAAAGTAGACTTCAGTATGATTTGGATGGTGAGACAATCATTCTTTCACTGGTTACAGAAGATCTCTGATTATTAGTGAAGCTTTTGAGAACCCTCTGAAAAACCCTTTCAAAAAACCGTAAAAAATCCGCGTAAAAACCCGTTCGAAAACCGTTTGAACCATACCATGAAAGAAATACCGAAGTTTAAAGATAAATGGGAAGAAAATGAATTTGCTTTAACTGTTATAGCAGAGACATTAACTAATCTAAGTAATCGTATTGCTGCTATTGAGAGTCATCTTAAATTGATTCCTAAGTTTGATGTGAATATGATTCAATACAAGCCTGACGGTCAAGATGAACATTTGAATATCAAGCAATTGTTTGATGATCTGTATGGCAGGCTAAATAAGATCGAAGAAAAGAATATCATTGAGTAATGCCTGCTTTTATTGAAGCAACTGGTCGATCATATCCAAATCCTATTGATGGCACGATATATGAATCATTAGGAATTGAATTTTATGGCGAAGGTCCTGGATCTCTTCCTTTAGGTAAGGATGAGGTCTTTTATATTGGATCTCAAGAATCTGTTTGTGTTGCTGGGTGTAATGGATCCAGGCAACCAATTTATCGTTGGTATAATGGTAATCTGGCTGATCAAGATCATAAGTATTCACTAGATCAGGAATTAGATATTGGAGATCTTCCTGGTGAAACTGATGATTTAAAAAATAAACTGCGTGGTTATAATAAAGAGCCCCATAGTGGTAGACCTATTTTCTATTTCATAACTAAGCCAGGTACAGGGTTGATCCCAATCTATATTCATTACAGTGACTCTGCTAATAATACAAGATTCACAACCAGTATCACTCCAGACTCTGGTTATAGTCTTGTAATTTTTGCTGGTTATATTGCATCTTCTGCTGGAGATGCTGCACCGTATCTAAAGCCAGGTGAAGCTGCTAGACCATTATATCATTATATTTCTAATAAGAATGGAAAGATTGACGACTTCTATACAACCAATGCGCAACAGGAAGTTAATCTCCAGCCACATCCTGTTCCAGGATCTCCTAGTCAACTGTTTGGTGAAGATTATGTATATCAAGGAACACTGGGTTATGTGTTCATGGATCCTTATGGATCTGGAGATAGAAGAACAATTGTTGATATTGGTCAATTAGGTCCGACTGGTCAATGTGTTGATAAGTCTGGTTGGTATCAATATGCAGGAAATGATGATAGCCCATATAGCTATTTTAGATATAGAAGATTGCAGCAAATACCAAACCAATTAAATTGGGGAGAAGCTAATGTTGCCATTACAAGCGAAGAAGCAAACTTTGAATGGTCTTATGGATTGAATGGAGCAGTTAAAGGTGCTGTTCCTAGATTCCTAGGATTTGAGACTGCATATGAATCTCAGTTTGTTTATTATGTGTATGATACCACATATCCATGGAATGGTCCTATATTCGGAATTAACTATTCTTTAAACGACGTTCCATGTGCTCCTATAGATGGAGATGGATTTGTTGATGTTGATTATGTTTATAAAAGTCATTTCTATCAAGTTAGATCAGACTCTTGGCAAACAACAAAATCTAAAATCACATTAACTGATAACAAGTCTAGAAGAGTAAATGAATCTTTCTGGACAGCAGACACAGAAACCAAAAGAATATTCTTCAGGTATACATCTTCGACTGGTGCGTTTAGAAGAGGAGATTTTCTTAATGGTTGGTTAATATCTGAGATACGTTACTTTGGTGATGAGTTGAAGTGTGGTTATATCTCATTAACTGAAGTTGATCCTGCTGCAGGAAATGGTCAAGTATTTTCTGCGAACCAAACAATAACAAGTGCTGATGGTGCGACTGCTATTGTTATGGCTGGATATGGAATTAAAAATAAAGCAGCGTTTTTTGGAGTTTATGAATTCCCCAAAAAGCTTTCATACTATAAAATTTTCTTAGATGAAAAGGCACTAATACCTCATAGGAATTTAGATGAAGCCGCGGCCGAAGCAATCATCGAAAATGGAAAGGTAGTTGGTATTAATATGATCAATGCAGGCACAGGATATAAAAGCCCTAAGATTACCATATCCACACCAGAAGGATTAGAGCCTTATAGCCCACAGGATGCAGCAAATCAAGTTGCTAGGTCAATTACTAATGATGGTGATTTTATTTCTAAAAAGGAATCCGATAACTTATCAGATTTAGGATTACAAAGCATACAAATAGCAGCATATAGCTATGGTAATCAAGGGGCTCAAGATACTGCTTCTGATGGAAATAGAATAATGCAAACTGCAACTGCTGAAGTTGCCAATTTAAGCCCAGAGGGTAGAATATTATCAATTAACGTTACGAATCCTGGTTCTGGATATAGAGCAGATAATCCACCAAAAGTTTTCATTGTTGATCCTGAGTATGATACCAGGAAAGATAATTATCAAGGAACAGATCTTGATAAGCTATCTGGTCAATTTGATGATTTTATGGGCGGCATGGATAAGTTTAAAAACTTATATGTTGCTAGCCCACAAGAAGCAGTTACTAATGCAATCAATACGATGTTTGAAGGAACTTCTCTAGATTATCCAACATCATATATTAAAGTAGCAGAAGTTGATCCAGATAGCAAAACTAGAATTTGTCAAACTATCAATAGCTCTTGCGCCAGTATAGAGTTTCCAGGAATTGCAAATTTAGATAATTATCTAGATGAAGAGTTTATGCAAAGATTCACTTCAGCATCAAAAGAAACTTCCGATATGGTTTCTCAAAGATTCCCAAGTATATTTGAAGCTAGTGCAAATGCAGATATTATTGGATCGCGTTTTAATGGTGTTTATGGATTCCAAGGTGGTCAAAGGTGTGCAGATATTGATCAACCAAAATTATACAATGCAACTAGATTTGTTGATCTTCCTTGCCCAACTAGAGAATTAGATCCAGAAACAAATAAATTTACGGCTGTAGGATGGATGGTTCATAAGTATTGTGCATCTCAAGCATCTGAGGCATCATTTAAAGTGTCTCTTCATATAGAGGGTCATACTATTGGTCCTCAGGGTCAAAACTTTATGTCATTTCTCAAAAATCTACCAGCAGCTAAATTAACTCCAAAGAGGTCTGCAGGAGGATATAGAACTTGGCACTGCACTAGAAACGGAGTTAATGGGAGGTGTTATAGAAATCCTGTAAATCAAGATGATATCATCTTTATTCCAATTGGATTGGATGAAAATACTTTCGATTATGACCAAGATAATTATTCTGAATACCAACAGTTTCAAATGTGGCTGAGAGGTAACTTAAGTGAATTTGAATATGGAACGAGAGTTACAAATTCAACTGAGCTTGATCCAGATACTGGAGAGCCTTTGCCAGGTCAGACATACAATGTAACTCAAATTCAAGTTGAACAATGTAATGGAAGTGGTATACCACCCAATGAATGTTGGGATAGCTATGTTAGATCAGCAAGTAATCCTAATGGTGTATTAGATGTTTATTGTGGTTGGGATGCTAATGGGGATCCAATAGAAGGAGAAACGTATTGTCAGGTGCCAGAACTGATTGGTGGATATGGATATTTTGGATTTAGTTGTTGGGCATTAGATACAGTCAATTCTGTAGCTATAGCTGTTCAACCAAAACGAATAACAGATGAGCTAATTATGCCTTTAGGGTCTTATGATGGCGATTTTATTGTTAAAAATTGGGCATCGGGAGCAACTTATGCTTTTGCTCGATCGATAAATAACTTTGGCAATCCATACTTTGATGAGTGTGAATAATGGCATACGGGTTTAAAAAACCAGTAGCATCTTTAAATGGTCTTCCATGCAGTGGTCATGGTCTATGTCTACCTCCTGTTCAGCATAGCGTTCAGGCATGTAAAACTCCACCTATACCAAAATCTATAAGAATAAAGAATTTTAGCTGCTACTGGCCTCCATTTCCATTAATTCCTCAAGCTGCTGTAGATGTTAGACGCGCTACAGTATTAGTTAATGGTATTCCAATTATGTTGCATGGGGATAAATTTACACCCCATATTTCACCATGCACAAATATTATTGTTTATATGTGCCCATGTGGTACATCGATTTGCCCAGTTCCAACTCCTGTCAATTGTAGTTTACTCACAACAGAAGATGGAATGGGGAAAGGTCACCCTAGAATAGTTCAAGCTACTACAGCTAAAGTATTTGCATTAAAGAGACCTGTAGCTAGGGCACTAGATCCTCTTGGAGCAGGTTCGCCAGGAAAATCGTATCCATGCTCTTCAGTGGTTGCATATGGGTCACCAAATGTGCTATCATCATAGGGTCTCTTGGAGGTATTATGTCAATTAAAAACGCATCCTTTGTTCCTAGCAAGCCCAAAAAGTCTCGTCAAGGAACTGGTAAAAATACAAAGTATGCTGCAACTTCTCGCAATAACGCAAAAAAAAGCTATAGGGGGCAAGGATGAACGATAGAGATGATCTAGCTTGGCTAGATTGTCGTAATGAAGACCTTTGGATTTTCGATAAACTGATTTTAAGTCGGGAATTGGGTTACACTTGTGGTCCTGCGGGAGCACTTGTGCCCAAGCCCGACTTTTATATTGTCAGACCAATAACAAATGTTCTCGGAATGGGAAGAAATGCCCAAATTATTTGGATCGAAAGTGAGACTTCAGACCTACATCCTGGAGAATTTTGGTGTCAAGTCTTTGAGGGGGAGCATATTAGTGTCGATTATTTGAATAAAGAGCAAATTCTTACAGTTAAGGGATATAGAAGTCAAAACAAATACCTCTACCTGTGGGAAAAATGGGAAAAAGTAGAAAAAAATATTGATTTTCCAAAAATTTTGCAAAAATTGGTTGGCAATTACCCAAAAATAAACTGCGAATTTATTGGAGAGCACCTAATAGAAGTGCATTTGAGGCATAATCCTGATTTTGAACATGGCAATAGTGTCGCTTTGCCTGTTTGGGATGAAAATATAACCCCACCGTCCGATGAGTATCGTTATATCGCTAGTGAAGACTTTAAAAGGAGAGGATTTTTCATTAAATAGACGTATAAATATTTTTAAAGTGATAGCAACCACTATAAAAGTTCCATTTTTTACCTTTATATAGAAAAAAATGGCAATAAATCCAAACCCTGAAACGGTTCCTTCGTTAATGGAAAGAGATTTTGGAACATGTGTTTTAATTACAAATCCAAAATCAGATATTTTCCTCAAAAAACCTCAAATTGCACCAAATTTACCTCCAAATAATCGATATTCTAGACCTTGTGGAGGAAAAGGTGGATTTGATGACTACGCAGAGTGGCTAACCGAATAAATGGCATCATATAGATTCCGATCAGAAAAATTTACAAGTAGGGGATTTCGAGATCTATCGATATCATTTTCACCAAATCCAGCTACTAATGATTTTGGCACGGTTAAAAATGAAAATTCAATAAAGCAATCTATTAGAAATTTGCTATTGACTAGTTTAGGGGAAAGACCATTTCAACCAGAAATTGGATCTAAACTAGCTGGTCTTTTATTTGAGCCATATGATGCATTTTTAGAAGAAGATATTAAAGAGGAAATATATAATACAGTTCAAAGATTAGAACCTAGAGTTCAATTACAAGATGTTAGGATCTATTCTACTGAAGATAATAATGAGTTAAATGTTGAAATTGATTACATTATTGTCGGTCAATCAATTATCCAAACTGTAGAATTCCTACTAGAAAGAACATAAAATGGCACAAGTCTCGGTTCCATCAAATTTAACTGCAATTGATTTCTTTGAAATCAAGGAATCGATTCGTTCTTATCTCCGAACTAGGGAAGAATTCACAGATTATGATTTTGACGGTTCAGCAGCATCATATTTACTTGATATTCTATCCTATAATACATATTATCTTGCATTTAATGCGAATATGGCATTAAATGAAGCATTTCTAGAAACCGCTTCAGTTAGAGATAATATTATAAAAATTGCTAAGCAATTAAACTATACACCAAAATCAATTAAAGCACCAAAAGCATGTGTGCGCTTTGATGTTCAAACTTCGTTAGATGGTGATAGATATCCAACTTTTGTTACTATAAAGCAGGGAGATGTTTTTATAAGTTCTAACAATTTTGGAACATATACCTTTGCTTTATTGGATGATGTTGTTGCAACTGTTGATCAACAAACTGGTATAGCATCATTTGAAAAAGTTGTAATTTATCAAGGCAATTTATTGGAGTATAGTTATGTTGTAACTGATCCAAATAGATTCTTATATCTAATTCCATCTGAAAATGTTGATACTGAGTTATTAAAAGTAATTATCAGCCCAAACGTTCAATCAACACAGTCTGACCAATATTCACTCGCAAGCAATATTACTACACTAGATGGAACATCCAGAATTTATTTCCTAGAGGAAACTGACGATCTTAGATATAATGTAGTTTTTGGTGATGGTATTATTGGAAGAAAATTGATCAGCGGCGAATTAATCCAATTAAAATATGTTAGAACTGAAGGATCTAGCGCAAATGGATGCGTAAAGTTTAATTATATTGGTGTAATTACTGATAATTTAGGAAGAGCTATAGCACCAAATTCCGTGTCTATGGCAACTATTGATGCATCCCAGGATGGTGAAGAAAGGGAAAGTATAGAATCTATAAAATATAGGGCACCACGAGCATTTACTACTCAAAATAGAGCAGTTACCGAAGCAGACTATGAATATATTGTATCTCAAATATATCCTCAGTCTGTTTCTGTGAGGGCTTTTGGTGGAGAAAAATTAAGCCCTCCAGTGTATGGAAAGGTTTTCATTTCGATTAGAAATAAAGGCGGAACTAAGTTAAATGAAACATCTAAAAAGAGAATTAAGAATTCTCTAGAAAAATATGCAATTGCATCCATCCAAACAGAAATTATAGATCCAAGATCTTTCTTTATTCTACCTAATGTATATCCATTCTTTGATAGTAATAAAACAACGCTAGACAACTCTGGATTGAGAACTAAAGCTTTGGATACATTAAACACATTTAATGAAAATGAATCTACTAATAGATTTGGTGGAAGATTAGATTCATCTACTTTAAGTGGTATTGTCAGTAATGTCGATTCTTCTATTAATGGAACTACCGTTCAGATTAGGCTCGGTCAAAATCTAGATCAATTTGATTTTAATACTACATTCTCACAATGTATTAACTTCAATAATCCTATTGTCAATGCTGGAGATTTCTCTGGTTCTAATTCTGGAGGTAGCTGTTCTCCTAAGTTCTCCACAGTAAAAAGTGGAATATTTTATTCTGAAGATTATACATCTGCAGCTTTTGATAATTTAGTAAATCTATCTGCTTCTGATGTAACTCAAGAATTTGTTGTAGCTAACTCTCAATTTCAATTGCCAGTGTATGTCAGAGATGATGGTAGAGGAAATTTAGTTCTAGCTACAATATCAGATGAAAATGAAATTATTTTAAATTCAAATGTAGGTTCTGTTAATTATTCTACAGGTGAAGTGTGTGTGGGTCCAATTAAAGTAACCAGCACTCCTGATGGCACTCCAAGGCTACCTGTAGTTGTGTTACCAAGTGGGGGAGGAATTGATATTCCTAGAGATGTCGATCCAACATTATTCAATCCAAATATAACTCCAGTAGACTATACGTTAACCGATTTCAAGGTTCCAGTGTTCGATCCAAATAATTTTGACGCATTTAACTATCAGCCTGGGGGTATAAATATCATTGATATTCCAACTACCACATTTGAGTATCCAGAAATTGATACTTGTTTCTAGTAAGTAGATAAGATGCTAACAAATAGTGTTAAGATTTCCGATAGAGTTGAGTCTCAAATTCCTCAGTTTATTAGAGAGGAAGATAGACAGTTTGTAGAACTATTAAAAAATTACTACAAATCTCAAGAAAAAGTAGGTAAGCCCGTTTATATACTCAATAATTTATTGAGCCTACTTGATGTCCAAAATTATGACTTTAAAACACTAAATGCAACAACAACAACTTTAAATGATGTTGGTGTTTATGATGATTCCATTCAAGTAGAAAATGTTAGTGGATTTTTAGAATTTGATGGAACTGTTATTATTGATGATGAAGTCATCTATTACGATAGAATTTCAAAAGGTCCTGAAGTTGTAATTACACCAGGAATTAGTTCGGCTGAATATTTAAAAAGACAGCAAGAACTAGAAAATATTTTTCTTCAGTTAAATGGAACAAAGACTGTATTCGATCTAAGATTATTAGGTAATCCAGTAACCCCAGTAAGTGAGGATCACTTAATTGTTACCATTTATGGTGAAACCTTAATTCCTAATGTTGATTATTTCCTTGAGGGAGATAAAATTAGGTTTGCTGTAGCTCCTAGGCAAAGAGTAGGAACAGATTCTGAAGGTTCTACGAAAATTATATACTTAATTGGTTTTTCTGATTCTACTATTAGAACTTTAGATGATAATACACAAAATAATACTAAATTTTATCCAACAAAATTAAATTCACAATCATATAGTATAATTTCAGAAATTTCTGCTATTGTTATAAGAAATGGCATATTACAAAAGCCATATATTGATTTTAGTATTTTTGATAATCAGATTATCTTTAAAAATAATATCTATGCTGCAGAAGCAGTTCATATTAGAACTATTGAATTTGCGACTCCGATAGTTGGGTCTGGAGCTGAAGCAATTGCTGAAATTACATCGGATCACAAATTAGGTAGACTAATAGTAAAAAATGGTGGGTCTGGATATGACCTAAATTTCACTCCTAAAGTAACTATTTCTAGAACAAATAATGGTGGTTTTGGTGCAACTGCAACTTCCTTAGTTTCTGGAGTAAAATCAGTAGCACTTATTGATGGTGGATTTGGGTATAACTCATATAATCCACCATATGTTGTTGTTGAACCACCAACAAATCCTAATGGAACTGCAGCTAAAATTTCATTAGAAGTTAATAACACTACTGGAAAAATTTCATCTCTAAATGTAGAAGATAGTGGTAGTGGATATGATTTTATTCCTGCTATAACTTTTAGAAATCCTGGTGGAGCTAAAATAACAAAGCCAACCATTGATTCTTTAGGTAGAGTTAATATCGGATCAATTCAGGTAATTTCTGGTGGATCTGGATATAAAAACCCTCCAGTAGTTTATATAGATCCTGCTCCAGAAGGTGGAATAAGAGCTTTAGCTGAGGCTGTAGTTAGCCCAGATGGAACTGTAGTTTCGGTCAATATAATTAATCGTGGAAGAGGTTATACCTCTATTCCTAGAGTGGCAATTGTTGATCCTGTTGGGGCTCAAGTCTTAGATGTAAGAGTCGTTGATGGTAACGTTACTGATATTGAATTGTTAACTGGTGGAGAAGGATATGAAGACGTTCCATCAATTTACATTGTAGATAATAGAAAAGATACTAATGGCAACCCTATTGGTGGAACTGGAGCTAAAGCTGCAGCTACTATTTTTAATGGTCGTATTACTGATATTAATGTATTAGATTTTGGTAGTGGATATAGCGAAACTGAGCCACCTTTTATTTTTATTGCATCACCATCAGCAGCAAAAGCATCGTGTGAAGTTGGCTTTAATGAAGTTACTGGCTTCACGATTATTGAAAGTGGTCAAAATTATGAACCCTCAGCTTTAGTTGGTTGTAAGAGGGGAGTAAGTGGCGTAACAAGCTTTGACCTAAATGGGCATCAAGTATTCAAAAAAGAATCTGAATTAACACAAAGTTCACATCCTCAAGGATCAACAGTAACTAATTTAGACTCATTATTCGTAAAGCACCTTTTAAAGAAATTCTTAAATCAATATATTCCAAATTCAAATATTGATATTAGTTCTATTAATCCTGCAGAGATTATTAAGAATATAAGACAATACTATTCTTCAAAGGGAACTAAACTTTCAACGCAATTCATATTTAAGATTCTATTTGGTGAAAATGCTGATGTTGCATATCCCAGAGATGAAATCATCTCTCCATCTGCAGCTACTTGGTCTATTGATACAATCATTCGTGTTGAGGTAATTTCTGGCGATCCAGTAAATATTAAAGAAACTCAATTAATTCAATATGATAGTGAAGTAGATCAAAATGTAAAGGATGCTTCAGCACTAGTAGAAAACGTAATTGCAATCAATCAAGAAAAATCTACAATTTATGAATTAGCAATCTCAGAAGAGACACTAGTTGGAAATTTTGTTATTCCATACAAAACTACACTAGTTGAGCCTTTAAGTGTAGACGATCAGATCATTACAGTCGATTCTACTATTGGCTGGCCAGCTAGAAATGGAACTATCTTAATTAATAATGAAGAAGAAGTTCAATATAAAGAAAAAACATTAAACCAATTTATCGAATGCACTAGATCCGAAAATGGATTAGTTGAAGATTGGGATCCAGGCACTCCCATCTACTCTGATATTTTTGTTTATGTTAATAGAGGAACTTCATTAGAAGTTAAAATGCGTATTTTGGGTATTGCTGAAGCAAATACCACAGTTTTGGATGATACTGGTTCATATTATCTTCCTGGTGATAAACTAACGGTATCGAAATTAGGATCTTCTGCAACTGATGAAAGATTACAAACATGGTTGTATAATGTTAAGAAATTAGTTAGAGTAGTAAGCATTTCTCCTGGTAGTATTGATGTTGGAACAAATCAACAAACTGCCACCGTTGTATGTTCAAATGCTCATGGTCTATTAGTTGGCGATAGTGTAACAATATATGGTGCAAATCCTGTAATTTACAACGGAACGTTCTTTGTTACTTCAAGACTTGATGAGTTTACTTTTAGCTATCAAATTCCTCAACCATCTATTATTGCTCCTCAGGGTAATATCTTAGTTTCCGTTGACTTAAATCGTGGTAAGTCAGATGTTTTATCGATAAACAATACTATATCAGATTATACAACAAATATACAAAATGCATTTTTCAATGCACAATATGTTTATATTGCTGCTTCTGGATTACCAAACTACAAAGTTGGACCTTTTGTTGGATCGGCATTAATTCCTGGCAACCAAAGAAAATTATATAGATTTCCAAGAAAACCTCTTACTGTATCAAATAGAAGAGAGATATCACCAGGACCAATTGCATCATTAATTAATGGTGTTTCAGTTTGGTCGTATAAAGCAAACGAAAAGGTTTTATTTGGTGGTATTACTTCAGTTTCTATTGTAAACCCAGGTCAAGGATATGATGCAGGAACTGTTCCAAATCTAAGCATTGTAGGTGGCGGTGGAACTGGAGCTGCAGCTAGTGTTACTATTAATGGCAGTCTGTATAGCTTTGATGTTGTTAATGGTGGTTCTGGCTATACATCATCTCCTCTTATTTCAATTGTTGGTGGTGGAGGTGCTGGAGCTACTGCCACTGCAGTAATTACTAATGGTAGAGTTAGCAGAGTATTAGTAGAAAATCCTGGTTCTGGATATACTTCACAGCCTACAGTTTCAATCACTGGTGGAGGTGGAAGTAGTGCAGAAGTTACTGCTCAAGTAAGAGGACCTGTTCAGTCGATTGAAGTTTTAAGTGAGGGTCAAGGATATACTTCTCCTCCATCTATTATTCTTTCTTCTGGTGAAGATGCTCTAGCTCAACCTGTAATCATTAATGGTAGAATTGTATCAATTGCTATCATTAATTCTGGTCAGGGTTACACTAGCCCACCAAATATTATTATTAATGGCGACGGATTTGGTGCTCAGGCTAAAGCTATTATTGGCACAATAGGTGAAGATAAAGGAAAAGTTATTAGTGTTCAAATTACTAATAAGGGTATTGGTTACACTCAGGGCAATACTACTATTAGACTAGAAGCAGTTGGTCAGTCTGCAACTTTTGAAGCTGCAATTTTCAGTTGGATTAAAAACCAAGAATACTTATTAAGTGGCAAGTATGATAAGGCAAGGGGATATGTATTCTCTGGTTATAATAATCAATATGGTGGAGAATATGCACATGTTTCTGATCCTAAAGAATTAAGATATGTTGTTGGTGATAATGTATTCTTAGATCAACAAACCAATAGATTTAAAGAAGTATCCAGTAATTATAAGCATTCACCAATTATTGGATGGGCGTTTGATGGAAATCCAATATATGGTCCTTATGGATATTTAAATCCTACTGAACCAACTCAAGGCATAAAGAGGATGAATTCTTCTTATGCCATAAAAGAGAACTTAATATACGATCCAGATACCAATCCACAGCCAACTAGAATTGATGGCCCTTCACTAAGTGAGTATCCAGCTGGAACGTTTATCAATGATTATGAGTTTAGATTTCAATATGGAGATTTGGATCCATATAATGGAAGATTCTGCAAAACTCCAGAATACCCAGAAGGAACATATGCATACTTTATTACTATTGATGCTTCTGAAGCAGGTCTACCAGTATTCCCATACATTTTAGGTCCTAACTATAATTCACTACCAGATGAGTGGAATTTCAACCAAAGTGCAATTCAGGAAAATATCCCAACTGGTGTTGTTAGATATAGAGACCCATATGAGAATGTTGATATTGACATTGAAAGGCAGCCAAATAGAGCCCAAGATGGCATAACCCTAGAAACTGGGGAGGCTATAATTTTAGAATTAGAAGATTTGAATAGAGATGGTGTAATTTCTCCTCTAGAGGAAGATGACATTGTAGTATTAATTGAAGAGCAAACTTTACAAATTTTTGATTATTTCCCAGCAGTTAGCTTAGCATCTCAAGTTGATATTGAAGTAGAAACTACAACTAAATTTGAAGACGCAAAAATTGATGGTTTTGTTATTGAAAATCCAGGAATATCATATCAAGTTGGTGATATTTTATTCTTTGACAATACAGATACTCAAGGTTTCGGCGCCTCTGCAGAAATTGCGTCTATTGTTGGAAATAAAGTAGTTTCATATAACAAATCTTTAGTAAATGATCAACCATACGGAACGATCACAACTGAAGGTGAGCATGAACTCAGAGTTGGTGATGAAGTTATTGTTGATACTTATCCTTTGCTTGATGCAACAGATAAGAGATTTAAAGTTAAAGTTGTCAGTGGTGTTGAAGCAATTGAAGTAACTCAAGAAGGAGTTGGATATATTGATGACATTCCACCAGTATATGAATTAATAACAACTCAAGGTCAAGATGCAGATTTTAAAATTAATCTAGAATCTACTGGTAATATCAGAACTGTTGATATTATCAATTCTGGTAATAATTATAGCACTACAAATCCACCACAAATACGAGTTACACATCCACAAGTATATAAGAAAGCCCGCCATTTCTTCTCAGATTTGAAAGAAAGTAATGGAGGTAAATTTGAAATTGCAGATTCTACAGTAACTTTAAATCGTGAATTATATGTTTGTGGAAATATTAACGAGTCTAATGGTAATGTTGTTAGCTATTTGGCAAAATATGATGATCAAGGAAAATTAATTTGGTGGAGAACATTAATACCTGCTGTTCCAGAATCTGGTAGCAAGAGATGCATCTTTAAAAAATTATATGTAGATACTAATTCGGGAGAAAATGATACAATTTATGTTGTTGGTGAAACTTATCCAAATGTAACTAACTTAAACTACAATCCTGATGTATTTGTAGCGAAATATGTATCTACTGTAGATTTTGCTAACAATCCAATTGGATCTATAGTTTGGAAAAAAGAAATTGCAGGTATTTCTGGTTTAACTAGAAGAGATTATGTAACTAGTGTTGTTCTAGATCAGGATAAAAATGTATACATCGGGGGATATACTGACACCAATTCATTAAATCCCGATGATATGTGGATTATTCAAATGAATAATGATGGTGATGTTAAAGAAAAGAGAAAAATAGCTTCAGCTTCTGGATCCGAACGCTTAAATGATATTATTTGGTTAAATGATAATGAATTGCTATTTGTTGGAACTTCAGCTACTCTTGGAACTTTATTGTTAGGAAAAATATTCTATGATGGAGCTAATATTGAAGTTGAATATATGAATAGCGTTGCATTTAATGCAACTGTTGTAAATAACCCAAGAATAGTAAAAGATGAAGAAGGTGATTTTTATGTTACATTTAATGCTGTTAATAGCAGCACACAGAAGCGCGAAAAAGTAGTAGTATTTAAATTTAATCCAGAAAATCCAAATACTTTGATTTGGAGTAAATCATTTACACCTTCTCTGGCATACAATTCTATTGAACACGCAAATATCAAGACAGATATTTTTGGTAATATTGCATTAGTTACATCTATAAACTATGGAGTTGTAGATAAACAGATTGTAGTGACTACAATTAAATACGATGGTACAATTTTATATCAATCTACAATTAAAACTCCAAATTTTGCAGGATTAATTGCAAAGACGCATTCTGTAGATAATTCTGGCGATATTATAATTACGTCAGAAAAAGAAATATCTAGGGAATTAGCATACTATGAATTTAATGATACAGCAAATATTGCTACACCTACAGACTCATCAAAGAGAAGTTTGGGGGTCACATCTTGGTTTAATTCCTCTAATGTAGAGTATGATTCTGCCTTCTTTAAGTTTGGAGGTAAATCAGCAAAAACCACATCTCAGAATTCACTTTCTCTGGCAGATATCAACACAGCAGAAATTAAAGAATGGACAGTTGAGGGATTCTTCCAAATGGAATCTGCTCGTCATGCAGTGAATCATAAACCAGAAATTATAAGTGTTGGTGTATCTGATGTAATCAAATATAAAGTCATTGTTGATGGAGATACTACTAGTGCAAATTATGGAAAAATACAGCTAATTTCTGCTAATTCTGCAGATGTCAATACTGTATTAGTCAGTTCTACTTCAACTTCTTATTGGAACACCATTGGTGTTAATAATTTCAATCTATTTACATTAGAAAAAACAAATCCTTCCTTAGGTAATTACGTTTATAGGATATATTTTAATGGTTCAAAAGTTGTAGAATATACAACTACAAATAGTGTAAATTTAAATGATGTTAGATTCTTTGGTCCTACAACCCCAACATCTACGAATTCATGGATTGGTAGAGCAGATGACTTAGTTGTTGCTCCATACGCAATGTATAATGAATCTGTGGCATTTACACCAAGAACTAGTTCTTTTGTATTGTCTACACAAAAGAGTAATATTATTATTAATAAATTTGATAGACAGCACACTAAAGTTGGAACTTGGGTATTAACAAATTCTGATTTGGATATTGATACAGCAGTTATTGAAAATAACAGCAATGCACTATCGGCAACTAACTTTAGTGCAAATATAGCTTCATATGACCTCGGTGCTGGTGGTTTACAAAGCTTAGATTATAATGATGTTGTTTCCACTGCAGTTCCTGGTGTATATTCACTTGCGAGTGAATTTGAAATTTTTGATAGTAAAACCGCAACAATTCCATCACCACTAGGTAAAAAATTAAAGCTCACACCAAAAGTTATTGAAAAATTCTATATTAAAGATTCTACTGTATCTAAAATTGATAATGTTAGAGAGTTAACTTTAAACCAAAATGCAATATTCACAAAAGGTTCTGTATTACAGCAGTATTCTATTGTTAGTGGTCAGAAGGTAGTATCGGTATTTGGAACAATTGTTGATGCTCCTACTATTAATGATGAGAATCAAGTCACTTATCGTGTTGGTAAAGTATTTCCTGCAGGATCAACATTTGATACAGTTAGCACCACAAAATACTTAAGATCTACAGAAAACGATATTAATGAGATGCCAGCAACATTTACTGTTGCTAGAACTGAAGAATTATGGTCATCTTCTGCTGTATATGCTGTAGGCAATCGAGTATTTAATGATGGCAAAGTTTATGAGGCACAAAGTGCAGGAACTGGTGGAACTATTCCACCAACACATACAACAGGAACAATATCTGACGGTGTTGTTACATGGGCATTTGTTGAAACTGCAAATTATTTTGATATTGATTTGAATGATTTTACTTATCCAGAAGGAGAAGCTACAACATATGCAGATTATTCTAGATTTAAGCCATATTCTGAAGGAGTTTATATTGTTCAAATATTAACAGTATATTCTGGTTCTAATTTTATTCCAAATGATATTGTAAGTATTGGTAATACAATTACTGTAAATTATGCACCAAATAATGATACCGAAAAAGTAATACGAGTAAGTGGATTAGATAAAGTAAAGAGTATTTCTGTTCGCGTTCTCTTAGAGAAAGATGTAAAAGTTGTTGACTCGGAAAGAACCGATCTTCTTTATATTTCTACAAATAGCCGCCACAACTATGAGAAAAATGACATTCTATTTGTAGAAGGATTCTCCACTGCTCAATTTAATGGATCCTTCTTTGTCGAAGAAGTATTTTCTAGTAGAGATTTTACATTTAAACTAAGATCTGTAGCATCTCAAGATCCTAATTATGTTCAGGGTGTGATTAGTAGTGTGAACTTCTATACTAAGCATCCCAAGCTTCTTTTTGTTAAAGGTCATCAGTATGTGTTCGATTTGAGTGATTCTTCAAATTTTGGATTCTATTTATCATTCTCTCAAGATAACCAATATAAGCTAGAATATTCATTCAATAATATTATTAGAAGTGGTATTCCTGGAGTTAGTTCTTCTGGAAATGAACCATTTGTAAGATTTATCGTCGCTGGTGAAGTTACTAATATTTCTTACTACTTCGACCCATCTAGAACAGAGGAGAATTCTCCTATTGGTGTAAATTCGTTTATTGACGTTATTGATACCCCATATGCAGGAACATTTAGAATTACTGAAGTTCCTTCTGTATTCTCATTCAGATTCTTACTAGAAAACGAACCAGAATTCAGTAGTGCTATAGTTCAAGATGACTCAGAAGGAAATCCTATTACAAAGTATTCCACCACTTCACCAAGAGCTATTGGTCCTATCAATTCAATCAAATTGATTAATGGTGGTGGATTCTATCAAAAATTACCTATCGTTTCCGATATTGCATCATTTAGACAAATCGAAAAAGTAGTTATAGTAAGTGGCGGATCCGAATATGCTCCAGGGGTATACTATGAAGTTCCTATTCTTGGTGATGGAGAGGGAGCACTTGCAAAAATTACAGTTACTAATGATCCTATTTTAGATACTGGTGTCATAACTGAAGCCTTTGTAACTAATCCTGGAAAAGGATATACTTTTGCGTCTATTGATATCGATGGCATTCAAGGTATCTTAGGTCCAAGTTTAAGTGGTTCTGGTGCAGAGTTGAATGTAGTTATTCCAGATGAAGGAAGTGGGGCATCAGTTTTCCTAACAGGCAAAAATATTGGTAAGATTAAAAAATTAAAGAATAATGAATTTGGTTTTGGATATTCTCACGATTATACATTAAAACCAGAAATTACATTCCCAATCAATTTACAACTATTCAATACTTCAATTCTATCACAAATTAAAATTATAGATCCAGGTTCTGGCTATAGTTCAGCACCAGTTGTAGTAATTGAAGGTGGTGGTGGATCTGGAGCAGAGGCAGAGGCGATTGTTAAAAACAATAGACTATCTGAGATTTTAATTAAAAATCCAGGATCTGGATATTCTTCTGAGCCTGCAGTTACATTGAAATCTGAGTTTAACTATGTTGTTAACGTAGATTTAGGCTACCTTCAGTTTAACGTTCCTCATGGAATTGGGACTGGTTCTGAGGTTCAACTAAGAGCAGAAAATATTGGTTCTGAAGTTGGCATTTTACCACAGCCATCATCTGCTGGTTTGACTGCTCTCATTCCTGGTCAGGTATATTATGCAATTTCTGGAGATGAAAATTCATTAGAATCCGACCAATTGAAAATTGCGTTAACTTTAGCTGATGCTTTAAGCGGCAACGCAATTACATTCTTGACTCAAGGTTCGGGAAGACAGGTAATCTTAACAGAAGTATTTGGAGGTAAAGCAGAAGCTATCGTAGAAACTTCTAGATTCTTAGAAGGTGAAAGAGTATATCAAGGAGATAATATTGAAACAGCTTCAGCGTTTGGATATGTTTCAAAGAATAGTGGCTGGCAAATCGGACCTAAGATCTTAAAGATTGAAAATTATACAGGAGATTGGAAAGAAGGTGAAAAGGTAACTGGTATTATTTCTAGAGCATCTGGTGTTATTGATAACTTAAGTAATGCTAGAGGTGTATTAAATATTGATTCAATTACTACTACTCCAGGTAAGTTTATTGATGACGTTGGAAAACCATCAGAAATTGTTCAGAAAATCCAAGATTCATTCTTCTACCAGAATTTCTCCTATATTATTAAATCAAGTATTCCAATTAACAATTGGAAAACTACAGTTCTCGAAAATAATCACCCAACTGGCTTCAAGTTATTTGGTCAGCTAGAAATTTCAGGTGGTAAAGATATTTCTGGTAGAAAGGTAATCACTGATGCAGTAAAACAAGTTAATATTACAAACTATGCAAATTCTAATCAGATAACTTCATTTGCTGCAGCACAGCCAATTTATACAACATATAATAATACTGAAGTTCTTTTCAGAAAGAAGAGACTTACCTCGTCAGAAGAAATTCTGACTTCAATTGTTAAAAAAATTGATGATATTAGTTTAGATTTTGATGGAGCTAGAACTTCATTCCCAATCTATGTTGAGGGTCAGCAAGTAATTGCAAATGCTAATCAAATAATGATTACCTTGAATGGTATTATTCAAGCTCCAGGGCAAGCATTTGTAACTGATGGCGCAAATATTATTTTCACAGAGCCACCTAAGCCACCATCAAAAGTCGTATATAGAACTGCTAGATTTGATCAACTTCAGATTTATAGAATTGAATTTCAAAACATTAGCGGGATTTTCCCAGAATTGGGCGCTAGAGTTAGTGGATTAACTACTGAATCTATTGCTACTGTTATTGATAGTGGAACAACTAGCATTGATGTCGTAGAAATACAAGGGAACTTCCAAATTAATGAAATTTTATTAGCAAATGCATATGGATTCCAAGCAAATATAGTATCAGTAACACCAGTAACAAGTAGAACTATTTTAGAGACAAAAGAAACAATAACAAATACCAAAGGTGATATTGCTATTGTAGAGGAATCCAATTTAGAAAATGGTATCATTACTAATGAAATTGCTATTAGCAGAACATCAGGAACTGCTGAGTTTGAATCTGGAAAATTCAATATTAAATTAAATGATATTATCTACTCATTAAGCTCCAAGATTGCAGCTAAAGTTGTATTCATTGCTCCATATAGAGATCCTGTTACAAATGGAGTAGTAGACACTGTAGAGATTAGTTCTGGATCATCTTTCTTTGGATTAATCTTCCAGAGACTTGTTTCCACTACAAATCCAAATATTATTCTAGATGATATCTCAAAAACTGTAATTAATCCAACAAAACTATATGACTCTCAAGTATTAATAAATGATGATTTCCTAGACTTCGAAGAAGCTAGAAATATCGAAATTGTATATACTGGAGCTACTGGTGTATTTGATGAAAAAGAAACTATTAAAAATACCAAGGTAAAATATGGTTCTTTAACTGGGAATTTCTTGCAAGGGGAGACCGTAAGAAGTAATAAAATTTCATATGCAAACAAATCTGCAGGATTATTTGCATTCAATGATACTATAACAGGAATATCTTCAGGAGCTACTGCTTCTGTGATTGGTGTTAATACTTCTTTCAAGTGGATTTATACTAAGAACATATCTGGTTCATATACACAAGATGAATACATCACCAATAGTTTAATTACTAATGTTGGGGTGACAACTTCAAAAAATATTGCGCCATCATCTACTGGATCGTTTGTATTTTCTGCTGGTGCTCAATATTTAAGGTATCCATCTAGCGATAGAGTAGCATTTGGAGCATCTTCTGATTTTACTATTGAATTTTGGTATAGAACTTCTAGAAATAATTTAACCCAAACTTTAATTGACACTAGAACTAGCGGCGCTAGTGATACGGCTCTTCGTATTATATTGGATAATGCAGATTTGAAAGTATATTATTCTGGAATTTTATTAATCCAAATATCTTCTGCAGTAACTACTAATACTTGGAAGCATATTGCTTTGGTTAGAAGTTCAGGTGTATTAAAACTATACCATAATGGAACTGTAGCTGCCACAACATATACAGATACTAATAATTATTCAAATAAGCAAATTACTGTTGGTGCTGCATTTAATGGTGGAAATGGATTATATGGTCACTTAAGTAATTTACAAATCAAAAAAGGTGTTGCTGATTACAATGCAAACTTTACCCCAAACACTGGATATGATAACGATGATGATGCATTATCATTTGGTTTAGCTGCAAATAAGCCATTTATTCTTGCTGAGCATGAAGTATATGCTCAGTATAGTGGAAGAACTGCATCATCTACTACTATTAAATCAGTTAATACTCAAAATAGTATAATCTTAATCGAAGATGTTGATCTATCTAGAGATAATAATAGAATTGCTGCTTCGGTCATTGAAAAAAATATAGATTTTATTGCAGAAGAAGTTGTTGGTAGGTTAAGAAATAGATATCCTGGATTTACTTATCCTTCATATGGAAGTGGATTGGATTATTGCATCCGTGATACAAAGGAGTTTATTCTTCCTGCTATAATATCTGATATCAAGTATGGTGGTAATTTTAATAGCATAATTGCAGCTAAAGGATATATCAATAGAAACAATTCTGTTGAATATATTTCAAATGAATTATTACAATCGGTTTATGCTTGGAGAGAAACTGTTCAATTATGTGTAGAACTTCTCGAAAAAGCAGACACTGATCCTCTGGAGGGAGAGTATACAAATATCCTTAGAGTTCCTGGTATTTTAACAACTAGTATATCACAAACAATACTTGATGAAATAATTGATCTTGGAGATATTATAGTTGATCATTTAGCTCCAACTGGTCATAGATTTAGAGATGCTGGTGATTTAATTTGGCTTAATAGAGACTTCATTGCTGATGAAGTTGTTGGTTGGCTAGAAGATCGCTATACAGTAACTGTAGGAAGTGCCAATGAAGATAAGTTGATTATGCCAGGTCTTCCTGGTAAATGCGCTAGAGATATCAGAGAATATATTTTACCAGCTATAATTACAGATATAATAACAGGTGGCAATTCGGCAACCAATAATGCAATTGATTTCTATATCGATCAAGATGAGAATGTTGTGTTGGTTGAGGATGAGTTACTTGCAATGTCAGATGCGTTGGAATTTACTAAATTCTTAACTCTAAAGGCAATAAACAACTTATTGACACCGCAAGGTCAAGTATATCCTCCTGGAACTCCAGTTACATATCAAGATGATTATTATTCCGCAGTATATACTATCAAGCAGCCTTACAGAGATTCAACAATTACTAAAGATCCTAAGGGCTATGATCCATCCCGTTCAAATTATAATCTATACATCGATGCAGCTAATGCTCTAGAGAGAAATAAAAAAGTTATTGCAGAAGAAGCTGTATTAACTATGCAGAATTTCACTAAGTATCATACTTTTGAAGTTCCTGGTGGCAGAGTTAATTGCACTGATGATGTTGAGGGTATTCTAGATGCAATGATCCATGACCTTAGATTTGGTGGAAATTCTAGAACATATGAAGCAGCATCATTGTATATTGATCCTGAAGATAATGGATTGTTACATATTGAATCAGAGGCTGAAGCAACTAAGCAGGTATTCAAACTAGTTCGTGATATTGCTGCAGTAGCTATAAGAAATGGATTTGGTAGAGATAACATCAGAGGAAATGAAAATGAGCCTGTAGAAACTTACATGCGCAATGCAGTATCTGATAGTCATCTCGATGCAGCAGGAATTATTGAAAAGAATATTAATTTTATTGCAAATGAAGCTGTATATCTAGGAACTCAACAATATCCAGCATTGGTAATTCCTGGTGGAAGTCAAAATTGTATTGATGATGTTAAAGATGTTCTTAAAGCATTGGTATTTAATCTTCAGTATGGTGGAAATAATTGGGTATTCTATGCTGCAAATGAATATGTAAATTCTTCAAATAATTTACAACATATTACATCACAAGCAGCAGAATCTGTTTGGATTTTCAATAAAGCTCGTGACTTAGCTATTAGTGTAATGAGAAATACAACTATTAGCGTTCAGGGAACACATGGTATAACACAAACATTCTATTCTCCCGTTCCTACCCTAGATATTCAAAATCCAACTTGTCAGGCTGTAGCATCTTCAATTACAAGCTTAATATCTGTAATTACGGATACTATTAATAATCCTATTTCAATCACTAATGGAACTATACCATTTACTCTTCCAACTATCTGGCCAGTTCAGTATTCATCTGGAAGTGTAGAGAGAGATGTAACTGTTACATATGACACATCTGCTCCATCTTGGGGTCAAGTTTGTGCGGATGTAATTAGTGCAGTATTTACACTTTCTGATATTTTAATTGAAACCGTAGAAAATGCAGAAAATAATGTAAACTATCTCACATCTATCACAAAAACTTTACCATATTCTGGCAATACAGAGTATCAAGAATATACTTGCGATAATGTAAGATCTGCAATTAGTATCTTATTTGATACTATGATTGAGGCATTAGTTCCTGCAGGAAGAACTGAAAAGAATGCATCACGCCTAATTCATAATAATGATCGTTACATTGGAGAAGAATCATACGCTCAAGTTTTATTAAATAATCCATCTTATAATGGAACCGTTGATTTTGCAGATGAGATTATTAAGTCAATACGTCATGATTTAGTTACTGGGGGTAATGCTAATGTAATTAAGCACATCAATAGTTGGTTTGATGGTGAAGGTAATTTCATTGCATTCTCAAATATTAATAGAACTAGATTATTATCACATTTAGATAATATTAGAACTCTATCGATAAATGCATGTAATCAAACACTAACTAATCCATCTCCAATAGCATTTGAGCCTTCTTGGGTATTCCCAGATGATTTTGATATCAATGAAAAATATCTAATATCTATGGAATTATTAGATATTGAAACTTTAGAATTTAAACTAAGATCTCTATTTAATCTTTATGATTATTCATTAAGATATAGCACATTACCTCTTAATAATTCTGTAACATTTATTGCTTCCAGTAATGTTGCTTCTAGTGGGTCAACTATCAATAGACCACACAAATTTGTAGTTGGTGATATATTAGAATATATTCCTTTGGGTGAATCAATTGCATCATTAGTATCTAATGATTATTTCTATGTTACTAGTGTAACTGGATCATCATTCACAATCAAACCAGAAATAAAATCTCAAGATAAACCATTCAATATTGGCAATACAAACAATGCATCTCAGCAATTAAGAATATCTAGAAGAACTGGTATTGAGAGAGTTACAACATTCAATGGCGATAGAAGTAAAACCCCAACTCCAATTTCTGGCGGATTTAATCCTGCTGATGTAATTTATGGAACTACTAGTGATGCTTATAGTGAATTGATTTTTGTGACTTATAATAAAGCTAAGATTGTAAAACTTTATAATAAGTTTACTATTTCTAATGTTCCAGAAAACTTTGGATTTGCAAACGGGGAAACTGTAGTTGTTCAAGGATCAACAACTAATAGAGGAGTGATTTATGAAACCAATGGTTCGACTTATATTAATTTAATTGATATTGTTGGAACAATATCTATTGGAAATATTATCGAAGGATTAGAAACTGGAACTACTGCAACAATTGCATCAGTAAGTAACAATATGTTGATTAATCCATTTATGGGTGAATTTGTAAATGGTGATGTAATCTTTAAAGAAGAAGATTCGGTTGAAGCCACAATTTCGAGTTATAATCCTTCTTATGGAAGCATCGTATCCACTGTTGGTGGTAAGTTAACTCTAGATGTAGAAACTGTAAATGGTTCCTGGAATGTAAATGAAGTTGTATATGGTTCCATAACTGAGAAAATCTTGGTTATGTATGATAACAGCACCACAGAATTAGTTCTTGGTGATTATATCAATGGAACAGAAATAATAAAACTATCAATTTCTAATAATGTAGTAGATACTGGCATTGCAGCTACATATAATCCAGGAGATGAAGTATTCCTTCTACAAGGAGCAGTTAAGAAAAATCCTGGCTGGAGAGCAACAGTTACAAAATATGATTATAGACCATTAGAAGCTATACATGATCTTTATATTGCAGATGTTCAATATTCCGCTATTGACGTAAGTGGTGAAGCAACTATTGAAGATCTTCTAACTCCTGGTGTATTCATTGGTAAGTTTGCTGGATCTAATTTCCCAGTTATCTATTCATCAATTTCTGATATTGATAGAACAGATACCATTTCATATGGTAAAGTTGTAAAAATTGATAAACTTGGAAATAATTCCACAATCTGGTTACAGGATGTTAGGGGAGAATTCTACGACAATATGACTGTTGTAGGAAATAATGGATGGTCTGCTGCTGTTGTAACAGCAAAAGACTTGATGGCAAGGATTTCTAGATATTTCCGTGGTTTTGATGGAAGTCAAACGACATTTAAATTATCCATTGCAAATGGTCAACCATACTTCCCAGATCCTGCTGGTCACTTATTAATATTTGTAAATGGTATCTTGCAACCTCCTGGTGGTAATAATGCATTTACTGCATTCTCAGACCAAATTCAATTTACTGAAGCTCCATCGGCTAACTCTGAATTTATCGGATTCTATGTAGGTAAATTAAGACAACTTGATGATATATCTTTTGACTTTGACTCACTTAGAAATTCATTCAACCTAAAGTTAAATGGTGTATTTTATTCTCTAACATTAACTGATGGTGTTCAGTCTAATACAATTAGACCAGAAAATAATATCATTGTTTCTGTTAATGGTGTTTTACAAGAGCCAGGTGTTGGTTTCGAATTGGTTGGATCTAGAATTATATTTGCCGAAGTTCCTAGAGCTGGATCTACTTTTGTTGCATTCTCATATGTTGGTTCTGATGCTGACGTTGTATCTGCAGACATTATTCCTCCTGTTGAAGTTGGAGATCTCCTACAAATTGAAGGTGAATCTGGAAATAGAATAGTAGCACTTATCGAATCTTCCAACTCACTAACTACATTTGAATATACAGGAACAGTTAAGGGTAGAAATGCTTTAGCTATAGCTCAGATTACTAAGGGTCGTATTGAAGAAGTTATTCTCACTTCTTCGGGAAGTGGATATGTAGAAAGACCTCAAGTTGATATAATTTCATCAACTGGTTTTAATGGTAGAGCTAAAGCTCTAATTGGTGTATCTCGTATTGATGTTAAATCTTCTGGTATTGGTTATGCTTTACCTAGAGTATCTGCAGAAACTACAGTTCCAGATGACTTCGAATCTCCTGTTGGTGCTCCAATTAATAATGGATTTGATTTACTCGCTGGAGAAGGTATTGATGAAGATGGAAATCCAATTATTATTGATCTTGGAGTTATTGCAATTGCAGCTCAACCTCACAATTTAACTGTAAGTCAAGGGCAAATTGCATCCTTCACTGTTGTTGCATCAGTAGATAATTCTTCAACTCTTAATTACCAATGGCAGAAAAAAGATTATGCAACTACGACATGGTTTAATATTCCTGGAGCAAATCAAGCAACATATACTACGTCACCAACACAACAAGTTGATAATGAAGATGAATATAGAATTGTAATAACTGCAATTGGTTGCATTCCAGTTTATAGCAATTCAGCTATTCTATCGGTTCAAACTGGTGCCACAGTATTGGCGGCATTCAGCCCAGTTCAAATATTCAATGACGAATAAATAAAATTAAAAATGACAGCCACTGCTTCATTAAATATATCTACAGACCAGCTTTCCATTACTGGAGATGGATTACCATCTCCAGTAACATATGGAACATTTCCTAATGTAGAAAATGAAAATAGGGTGTTAGCCCAAAACTTTTCACATGCATTTCTGTATAGGGGTGGAACATTTGGAACTGGTAAAACGTTTGTGTCTAATACTTGGTCGCAAACTGGAACTACAATAACAATTCAAATTGCTCCTCAGGATCTTCTTAAATTTCAAGATGATGATAATTTGAGTGATATAAATGTAACTGATTTGGTATATTTTAATTTCTCTAATACAAATGTATCTAGAGTTTATCGATATAATGGAACAATAAGTATATCTACTCCTGGAACATTTTGGTTATCTACAGATACCACATTAACATTTAATTGTAGCTATAATCAGACTGCATCTGGTACATACATGTATTATGATGAAGCTCAATCGAATTTACTTCCTTTGGGTGCAATTGGAGTATCAGCAAATGGTGTAATTCTTTTCAATTCATCTGCTGGTCTTGAAAGAAATCCACCTCAAGGATTTAATTATATTGCAGCTGGAGATTCTGCTTATATTTCTTTTGGAGAAGATTTATGTGGAGGTAATCCAGATGATTCTGGTCAATATCACTATGATGATGGGAATTTCATTTCTTGTTGGAATCAAATTAATTCCATAAGAACTTATAATGATTATTATGGTTCCAGTCAATACAATAATGATTATCTAAGGCACCCAGATGGTCACAGCAAGGTCTTAGGAATATCATTTGATGGGTTTCCCATATACGGACCTTATTCTTATGATGAACCATGGAACAATAGATCTGAAGTGAGAACTATGGTTTCATCATATCGCCTAAAAACTACTCCTACTGTTGGTAGACCAACCTATCAATCTATACCAAATGGATCATTTATACAAGATTGGGAATACTTGGTAAATCTTGGAGATTTGGATTCACATAACGGAAGATTCTGTAGAACTCCAGAATATCCAAATGGAACATATGCTTACTTCATAACTGTTGATCCAGAAGATGATGACGTTCCTAAATTTCCGTTTATTATCGGTCTATCAACTAGAGAGACAATCCAAGCACCATTAAATAATGGTGCAAATCCAATTGATCCAGATGAGCCACCTGTAGAACCTCCAGTATCAGGTCCATCTACAATAGTAATTAATTTACAGCCACAAAATGTAACAACAAATTCTGGTGAAATTGCAACATTTTCAATTACTGCATCAATTGAACCTGAAAATAGAAATAAATCATATCAATGGCAAAGATCAACTGATAATGGATTCTCTTGGTCAAATATTAATGGTGCAACATCTGCAACATACTCTTTGACTACAATTTCGTATATGACTGGGTATAGATTTAGATGTCAAGTTAGAGGACCTGTTGGTATAACTCCACAGGCAACTAATTCACCATTAATTTCAAATGCCGCTGTTCTAACAGTAACTGGAACTGGTCAAGGTTCAGGAACAACATTTGATGATACTAATACCACTCTAGACACCACTATCGTCACTTTCGACGCAACTTAAATAAATAGATAAAAACCCTAAGGTTATGGCAAAGCAAAATATAAACATAGGCGGCATAGCTAATGATGGAACTGGCGATAGTCTTAGAGACGGTGCCATCAAGGTTAATACTGTATTTGACGAGATATATAACGTCATTGGAGATGGTAGTAATATTCAAATTAATACAGATAATGCAGCTGCATATCATGTATTAAAATGGAATGGCAGCCAATTTGCTCCTGCACATTATGATACTCTTGGGGCAGATTTAAATGTCAATGGAAAAATAATAACATCTTCAACAAATACTGATATTAGGTTGAGGCCTGGTGGTTCTGGAGATATTAAATTACATGCAGGTAGCAGTGAACAAGCAAAAGTTTATATTGATGGATTAGATGGTAATCTAAAATATACATGCTTCTATGAATTAATTTCAGATTTACCAAATGCAGGAGAGCATCATGGTATGTTTGCACACGTTCATGGAACTGCACATAGCTATTTTGCACATTCTGGCAATTGGACACAATTGCTAGATACAAATTCTTCAATAAATGAATTATTAGATGTAGATACATCTATTGTTCCAGCCAATGGTCAAGTTTTAAAGTGGAATTCAGCAACAGGAAAATGGATTCCTGGGAATGATAATACTGGAGAAGGAACTGGAATAAATCAAAATTTATGGGAAACAATTACAGCAGATAGTGGAACTACAACAGCATCTGCCGTTAATGATACTTTAAATATTCGTGGTGGAACTGGTGTAACCACGTCAATTGTTGGTGATACATTAACTATTAATGCTGCATTATCCCAGAATGTATTCCAAACAATAAGCAGTCAGTCTGGAAGCACCAGCGCGACCACAACTACAGATACATTAACAGTTAATGGTGGAACTGGTATTACAACTGCCGTTAGTGGTAAAACATTAACTATTACAAATAGTTCGCCAAATGTAATTCAAAATGTATTTACTTCAGTTATAGCTGATACTGGAACACCAATTACTGCAAACGCTGCAACTTCTAGCTTATCTGTTATTGGCGGTCAAAGTATTGCAACAAATATAGATAGCAATGGAAGATTGGTAATTGGATATAGTGGAGATGTGATATCAAGCTTAGATACATTAACTGATGTCACTCTTTCTGCTCCAACGACAGGAAGTTCTTTATGGAAAAATCTTCAAGATTGGGAAGATGCTCCAAGCCCAGTTTTATACTATTCAATATCATCAAATGGTCAGTCTGCATATAGATTTACTGGTCCTGGATTAAGTAACTCTACCGATGATCCAACTTTAATTGTATACAGAGGATTCACTTACATCTTCAATAATATGACTGGAGCATCTCATCCATTTGCATTGAGAACTGCAGATATTAATACTGGTGGAGTAGACTACACTGGTGGATTGACTGGTACACAAACTGGTTATCAATACTGGACTGTTCCAATGGATGCTCCAAATAGCATTGTATATCAATGCACTATTCATAGTGGAATGATCGGAACCATTACAATCAGATAATACATGGCAAGAACAGTTCCTGGAAGCGGTGCAGTTATTGAACCCATATTTAATAGCATATATGGGGTCAAAGATATTGTAGTTATTGATGGTGGAGAAGGTTACGATCCAAATAATCCACCACGACTAACTATTTCAAACTGTGGAACTCCGTTAAGAGAGGCAATACTTAGACCAGTTATCAATAAAAATGATGGTAAAATCCAAGCAGTTGAAGTTATTGATCCTGGTGAAGGATATTTGCCATTAGAAGTTATAGTTGAGCCATTAGTTGCAAATACAACAAAAGTAAAAGCCAGAGCTGTATTAAATTCAAATGGCTCTATAAGTTATATTCAAGTATTTGAAAATGGTGATGGATATTATGGCGATACTTCAGCAAGAGCATATATTAGAGGTGGTGGTGGATCTGGTGTTCAGCTAGTTCCAATAACTGGATTGGTCACTGGATTATCTTTAGAAAATCCTGGTCAAAACTATGAACTTGGAGATGTAACTATCGTAATATCTGGAGGTGGTGGACAGGGTGCTGCTGGTGTAGCTAATATTGACGAATTTGGTGTTGTCACAAATATTAATATATCCAATGCTGGTGAATTCTTTGAAACCCCTCCTTTGATTCAGTTAATTGGTGGAGGAGGATCTGGTGCTCAAGCAAAAGCGGCAATCGATCTTGGTTCTCTTACTAATATCGCTGTCACAAACCCTGGTGGAGGATTTGTAAATCCCCCTCAAGTAATCTTCACTAGAGATACAAATTTAATAAGAGCGACTAGAAATAGGCAATCATTAAATGCGGTTTTATATAATTTAACTGGAATTACAAAAGATATAACTCCTAGTCAGAACTTTGTTGATGTTGAAACTACTGACCCATATCCAGGATCTGGTAAAATTTTACTAGGAAGAGAAATTATTAGATATACTGGAAAAACATCCACTAAATTTACTGGTTGTGATAGAGGAGTTAATTTTAAATTCGATCAAAAAGTAATACTTGATGATCTAGCAAATGATCCAGAAACTGGAATTTCAAATTATAATTTTAATGTTGCTGATAAGATTATCAGAGAGATCGAATCCTCAAATAATAAAATAGCAAAAGTTTATGATTGGGATCCAATCAATAGAGCTTTATATATTATATTTGAAGTTGATGAATTAGCTTTTATTGATGGCGGTAGATCTGGAGAAAAATCTGCAGTTATTTCATTTACTGGAGGAAGTGCAAATTCATCTGCTACTGGTCTTGCACCACACACTATAGTAGAAAAAGAAAATTCTAGAATTTTTCTATTTACAAGCCCAATAACAATACTCCCCAATAGTGCATTTGTTGATGCCAATTTAAATGGTCAGCCAGATGGCATTCCAGATTTAATTAACACAACAACTGAGTATGAAAATAAAATCAGTTTAGATGGTGGTATTTCAACTTCTTTATATGGTATTGAAGAAACTGTAGGAGGTCAAAGCACCACACTATTCCAGCAAGGCGATAAAATATTTGATTCGAGTAGTTCTAGGCTATTGGCTTCAGTCTCATCTACTGGTCAATTGAATGATGGAGATTCATACGAAGCCTTGCTTGAGTTTAAGATAAGAAATATTTCAACCACTAGTTATGTCGTGGGTGAAACAGTTATCGGAGGAACTTCTACAGTTTCTGCAGAAGTTGTGTCATTTAACAGAACATCATCAATATTAACACTAAAATCTCCCATAGAATATAGTGGAAATCATCTATTTTCTGTAGGAGAATCTTTAGTTGGTAATTCTTCTGGAGCAACATCAACTTTAGTTCAGAGAGCATATCTTGTATATGCAAGAAATGAAGAAGAATAACTATAAATATACAGTATAAGAAATAATTTTTAATCTCAGTTATGGCATTATTAACTGACCAATTTAGAATTTTTACCGCAAAAAAGTTTATCAAAGCTCTTGAAGGATCTGATAAAACTCAGAGCGATATTGCTGCGGGAGCAAACCGTGATCGTTTGTATGTTTTTATTGGTAGACCATATGATTGGGATAACGAAAATAATCCTCCAACTCCAGTAGATTCATTTCAAGAATTTACTGATGTTTATGATGATTTAATCTCTATGAAGAGAGTTCTATCGAATGATGTTGTTCCAGTTGTTAGAAGAATCGACTGGATTCCACCTGAGCAAACTACTGGAGGCTTGGGATATGTATATGATATGTATAGCCATGATTACTCTTCATTAAAAACTGCATCTTCTGGTGCAACGAAGCTATATGATGCAGATTTCTATGTTGTAAATTCTTCATATCAAGTATATAAGTGTATATACAACGGAACTTCACCATCTGATCCAAATGGAAAGCCATCCACAGTAGAACCAACTGGAACTTCGACCTCTATTATCACAACAGCAGATGGTTATAGATGGAAATACTTATACACCATTCCAGTTGGTCAAGTTTTGAAATTCTTTTCGGGTGATTATATGCCCGTATTAAGTGACACTGCAGTTCAATCTGATGCTGCTGCTGGAGAAATTGATAGTGTAGTCATTACATCTTCTGGTTCTGGTTATAACAATGGAACTTACGAAAACGTTCCAATTAAGGGTGATGGTATTGGAGGAAGAGTATCTATTGTTGTAGACGGAGGTAAAGTTGTAAGTGCAACTGTAACTTCTGGTGGATCAAATTATTCATTTGGAAAAATCATCATTGATGAAATTAATGGTATTGGATCTGGAACTGGTTCTGGTGCTCAGATTAACGTCGTAATTCCACCAGCAGGAGGTCATGGTGAAGATCCAGTAGATGAACTTGGCGGTTATAGAATTATGATCAATACCAAGTTTACATATGATGAAGGTTCTGGTGATTTCCCAGTAGATAATGATTATAGAAGAATTGGATTACTTCTAAATCCTCTTAAATATGGAACTGAAGAATTGACTTCAGAATTAACACTATCTGGAACAAGAGCTGTAATTTTCTCACCCTCATTCACTGGAAATTTCCAGACAGATGAAATTATTACACAGTCAAGAACTGTTGGTGGTCAGTCAGTAACAGCTAGAGGAAGAGTTGTTAGCTGGAATTCAACAACCAAAGTATTGAAATACTACCAAGATAGAGTTGATGGTATTTTCCCAGAAATTACTGGAAGCTTGATTGAATTTGAAGGAGGAAACACAATTACTGGTTCTTCTTCTGGTGTTTCTGCAGATCCAGATATTAACTTCCCAATTGTTTCTGGAGCATCAACAAGAGTCATCAACAATACTGAATATGACCTTGGTATGAGTTTTACAAATGGTTATGCTAAACCAGAAATCAAAAAGAACTCTGGTCAGATTATCTATATAGATAACAGAAGAGCGATTTCCCGCGCCAACGATCAGATTGAAGACATAAAAATTGTAGTCGAGTTCTAAAAAAATGCCCCAGGATACCAATTTAAATATTAGCCCATATTTTGACGATTTCGATAAGGCTAAAAATTTCTATAGAGTTTTATTTAGACCTGGATACCCAATTCAGGCTAGAGAATTAACCACGCTTCAATCTATTTTACAGAACCAGATTGAAAGTATCGGTCAGCACTTCTTTAAAGAAGGTGCGATGGTAATTCCTGGTCAAGTTGGATATGATTTGAATGTCAGCGTAATTCTATTACAGCAGAACTTCCTGGGTGTTAATGTTGAAACCTATAGAGAGCAATTGACAGGAAAAATTATTAAAGGGTTAACAACAGACATTAGGGCAAAAGTATTATATAGTATTCCTGCAACAGAATCAAGTAGAGGTTACATTTCATTATAT